TAATTAGGCTTTATAATATAACCAAGTTAAGCGCAACGGCTTAACAAATAAAGCCAGGGAGGTCAAGACGATGCAAAGGCAAAAGAAAAGCCGCAAGGACTTCAAGGAGGTGAGGATATGACGAAAAAAATTAAGCTTCTGCTTAAAGAAAAAGGAATATCACAAACCGAGCTTGCCGAGAATGTGGGCGTTTCACAAGCGATGATAAGCTACATTGTAAAGGGGTTCAAAGCTCCGTCGGTGACTTTGCTGAAACGCATTTCCGATTATCTCGGCGTAACGATGGACGAACTCGTACAATAATGCCGCGTAAACGCAAGAACAGGAGGTGTGAGATGAAACCGAGAGAAAAGATTATTAACCGTCGCAAGGAAAAAGGGCTGACGTCGAAAAGGGTATCAGAGCTTATCGGCATTACTCAAGGCGGTTACAGTCACATTGAATCAGGCAGTCGTAATCTGACTGTGCCGGTCGCAAAAAGGCTTGCAAAGGTCCTTGATATGCACTGGACAGAATTCTTTGAGGACTAAAAAGCAAAGAGCAAGATGCTCGCGAACATCCTGCTCAGTTGGGTTTAATTATTTACTTTTTTTAGTTTTTGTCTGCGACAGAGCACTACCGGCTACGCTTTTTGAACTTTTGCTGTAACGATTATCAGTAAGTATTTTTGAAGCAGTATGTGCAACCTTTGCACTTGTTTGCTTTTTATTAGCCAATTTATCACCTCCGCTATATATTGAAATTTACGATTTACATTGCGCAATATGTTGTTCGTATAATTCTATTATAGCGAATTGTCGATAATTGTCAACGAGTAATAATACAATTTGTAAATATTTGTATATGTGAACAAAAATCACGCTTATAAATTGCTATAATTGTGCAAAAAAATCACATCGAAAAGGAGTGTCAATTATGAAAAACGGTAATCACACTCAGAACGGCAATACAACCTTTATGAACCACCAAATAAAAAATGAGGAGGTGCGAAATGAAACAGAAGATTGATTATTACGACGAAGTTTTTACCCTTAATGAATTGTGTTGCTTTCTCAAGTTGAGCGAAAAGACGGTCAGAGGACTGTTGCAAAAGGGCACAATCAAAGGAGCAAAAGTCGGGAAAAAATGGCGCATTTACAAATCAAATGTTATCAAATACTTAGGTGCATAACAGAAAGGAGGGATAAGCAATGGATTTGTTTTTCTGGATATTTTTTGCGGGCTTTTTCGGAAGTCTGTTCACGGCGGCTTTTTTCTTCGGCGGATATCAGGCGATCAAGGACAGGCTTTACAACATCAACGCCGAGCGAGATGCCGAGATCGTCAGACTTGCAAAGAAGCTTGACACTGCCAACATGAAAAACCGCCGCTATCAGGTCGAGCTTGAAAAGTTGTACAGAGAACAGCGCCAGGTTCACTTTGAAGCCAACGCAGAGAATGTCCTGATAAAGGAAAAGAACCCGCCCAGCAGCAACTGAACGAGTTCTTAAGGAAGTGAATATGTGTCACTATTCACTTTCATTATACCACAACAATTAAATTTGTCAAATAGGAGAAGTTATGAATTATCAAGAAGCAGACGAGCTTGCCGCAGAAAAGGGAAGAAATGTTCCTTTTGAAATGTCTCAGAGGCAGGCGGAATACATCAACAAAAATATAAATACACTTTTTCTCATAATGAAAGGAGTACACAATGAACCTTTACGAAATGACAGCCGCAGCAAATGAGCTTTATGCTCTTTTGACCGCAGATGAAATCGACGAAGAAACAGTAAAAGACACACTTGAAGCAATGGGTTCAGAAGAAAAGCTTGAAAGCTGCTGCGTGGTTATCCGAGAGCTTGAAGCAGATGCGGAAAAGTTTAAGAAAGAAAAAGACCGTCTTGCTGCAAGACAGAAAACAGCAGAAAACGGCGTTAAGCGTATTAAATCCTCAATTATTGATTTTATGCAGGCAACGGGAACGCAGAAAAGCAAAGCGGGCGTATTTGCCATTGCTTTATCATCAAGCAAAGCTGTCGTAATCAATAACGAAGCTGATATTCCCACTCGCTTTCTTATTGAGCAACCGGCAAAGATAGACAAAGCCGCCATACGTTCCGAGCTTATGGCAGGCGGCGAGGTTGCAGGCGCAGAATTGCAGACGAATACAGGAGTGAGGATCAAATGATTTTCAGAGACTTAACGGCAAACGAAATTGATGCACGTATCGGAACGGTTAATGAAAAGGGCTTGACACTGCTCTTATATAAAGATGCACGGTGTGATATGGCGATCCTTGACGAAACTGTCGGGGCCGAACGTTGGCAGCGTGAACATTACGAAGTTAAAGGCAACTTATATTGTCGTGTCGGCATTAAATGTGAAACAACTTCTGACTGGGTTTGGAAAAGTGACTGTGGAACAGAGAGCTACACGGAGAAGCAAAAGGGCGAAAGCTCCGACAGCTTCAAACGAGCCTGCGTGAACTGGGGTATAGGCAGAGAGCTATACACTGCACCGCTCATTTACATACCGGCTGCAAATAATGACGGTACACCGAATTATAAAGCGTTTGAGAAAAACGGAAAAATGACCACTTATGACAAATTCAAGGTCACAAAAATGACGGTTGAGAACAAGCGTATAGCAGAGCTTGTAATTATAAACACGAAATCAAAAAAGTGTGTTTTCTCTTATTCGGACAAGCCTGTATCTAATTCTGCAAGTGAGCCTACAAAGCCTCAAAGAACAGACCCGAGAAACAACATGATTGTTGAGGTAGACAAGCTCGTTTCAGAGTTCGCACAGATGAGAGGCAAGACTAAGGCTGAGGTTATGAGTTCTCTCTATGCATCACAGAATGTGTATGTCAATCCCGGTACTGATTTATCCGATTTCACTCTTGATCAGCTTCAAAAAGCAGGTTCAGTCCTTACAAAATGGATAAGAAAAGCCAATGAAAGTTAAAACCACAAAAGCCAAATGGTTTATTGATTCAAGCGGTTCATATCTTATGTTGCCTGTTCAAATTGAGCAGGCACGAAAGATATGCGATTCAATGAAGGACGGAAAGATATATACCGCCGAGATAAAAGAATACAGAGAAAAGCGAAGTTTAAATGCAAATGCATATTTTTGGGTGCTTCTCACTAAGCTTGCCGCCAAACTCAATATACCGAAGCTTGACCTTTACAGAGAGTTCATCAGAGGAATAGGCGATAATTTCTATGTTCTTCTTGTTAGAACATCTGAATTGACAGCGGTAATTAAAAGCTGGCAACATAACGGGTTAGGTTGGATTGCAGACGATTTAGGACAATGTGACGATGAATATTCTTATGTTATGTTTTATAAAGGCTCATCAACTTACGATACAAAGCAAATGTCAAATTTGATTGAGCTTGCGGTAACAGAATGTAAAGAACAAGGAATTGAGACAAAAACGTCCGATGAAATCGCTCGTATGGTGTCGCTTTGGGAGGAAGAAGATGCACAAACAAACTAAGGCTACATCAATTTCTAAGAGTGTTAAATGTGCTGTGTATGAGCGTGACGGCTACCGTTGTATTATTTGCGAAAGTTCGCAGGGACAGCCTAACGCTCATTATATAGCACGGTCACAGGGCGGACTTGGAATTGAAGAAAATATCGTTACGCTTTGTCCGAGCTGTCACAGAGAATATGACCAGTCAGACAAGCGAGCAACTTACAAAGAATTTATTAGAAACTATCTTATGAAAAAATATCCCGCATGGGACGAAAACAAACTTATTTACCGAAAATGGAGGTTTTAATATGATAAACAATGTTGTGCTTATAGGCCGTCTCGTTGCGACCCCTGAGCTTAAATGCACACCGCAGCAGAATGCCGTTACAAGCTTCACACTTGCTGTTGAGCGTTCATACGCTCGGCAGGGAGAACAGCGTCAGGCCGATTTCATCAACTGCGTTGCATGGAGAAAGACCGCTGAATTTATCACAAAATATTTTCAGAAAGGTAATATGATTGCCGTTACCGGATCTATTCAGACACGAAATTATCAGGACAAAAACGGTAACAAGAGAATAGCTGTTGAGGTTATTGTTGAACAGGCAAGTTTCTGCGGTGAAAAGGTGAGCGCAAACAATGCTGAACCGAACTATACTCAGGCAAGTTCAGACGATTTTGAAGAGATATCCGGTGATGAGGATCTCCCGTTCTGAGGTGTGAATCATGGAAGTTTCAATGAAGCATCGTGGAAAGATTGAACAGTATGTTTTAGTTCCTTTTAATTGCTTCTATTGTCAGTATTACCAGTTCAGAGAAAGTGGGGCAGCATGCCTTAAAGACTGCCACGTTATAACGAATTTGACGACATGTGAAGAAATTAAAAGGCAACTGAAATTCGGTTATTAAGGAGGACTTATGGCAGAAAAAAAGACAAGCTTTGTTTTGCCTACAGATTGCATTGAAGACCTCGAGGATTTCACCGATGCCGAGGCAGGCGAACTATTTAAGGCAATTCTTATATATGCAAATGAACAAAAAGAAACGGAATTCTCTGACCGAGCAATGAAGATGTATTTTAAACGCATAAAAAAGTACATAGATAGTGCAAATGAGAATTATGAAAAGGTTATACAGGCAAACAGACTTAACGGAGCAAAGGGTGGCAGGCCAAAAAAAGAAACCGAAGAAAACCCAAAAAACCGAACGGTTATTGAAAAAACCGAAGGGTTTTCTGAGAAACCCAAAAAAGCCGATACTGAGTCTGATACTGATACTGATACTGAGTCTGATTTTAAAGAGAGTACCAGAGAAAGCACGCCCCCACCAAAGAAAAAATACGGTGAAAATGGCAATGTTATGCTGACTGATGACGAATATAAGCGTTTGGCTGAGCAAATGGGTGTAAGCAAACGCAACGAGTATATCGAAAAGCTCAGCGATTACATGGCGTCAACGGGGAAAATGTATCGCAGCCACTATTCTACAATTCGGAATTGGTGGAGACGTGACGGTGGCGATGAAAGAAAAAAGCCAAGTTATGATATGGACGAGATCATGAGAAGAGCAGAAAAGCTACCGGTATATCCGGGGAGGTAAGAAATGAACGAACGTGAAACACAGAAAAAGATAATTCTTGAGCATCTGTCCGCAGGTGAAAAACTGACACCTGCCGACGCATTCCGGCTTACGGGGTCAACACGTCTGTCTGCTCGCATATATGACCTCCGACGTGACGGACATGTAATCAACACTGAAATGATAACGATTCGCAACCGCTTCGGCAGAACGGCAACGGTCGCACAGTACAGCATGGAGGCGAACTCTATTGAGCAAGTACAATAATCAAAAAATCAGAGTAGGCGGAGAAGTGTTTGACAGCAAGCGTGAATATAACCGTTGGTGCGAATTGCGCTTGCTTGAGCGCTCCGGCATAATCTGCAACTTACAACGACAGGTAAAATTCCGCTTGATTGACAGTCAGAAAACATCAGAGCGAACAGAACGCCCGTGTGATTACATAGCTGATTTTGTGTACTATGAAAACGGTAGCCGTGTTGTTGAGGACTGCAAAGGAATGAGAACCGACGTGTATAAAATCAAACGTAAACTTATGCTTGAAAAATATAACATCTCGATTAAGGAGACTTGACTATGAATACTAAAAAGATGAGGATCGTCCTTGATGATGGCGCATATATGCCTGTTAGAGGGTACAAGACAGATGCAGGGCTTGATATAAAAACGCCGAAAGATGTTACCGTTCCTGCAAAAGGATCGGTAATTGTTGACACGGGAGTACATATTGAATTGCCGCCGAATACAGTTGGAATGCTTAAAAGCAAAAGCGGACTGAATGTTAAATACGGAATAACCTCAGAGGGCGTAATTGATGTCGGATATACAGGCTCAATTGTTGCAAAGCTCTATAACCATAGTGAAACACATGTCATTTTGAAAAAAGGCAACAAGATTACCCAGCTTGTTATTATTCCTATTGTTCCGGTTGAATTGGAACAGGTGAGTGAACTGATGGCTACAGAGAGAGGATCGGGCGGATTTGGCTCTACGGGTAGATAACCATGAAATCAGTAATAAGAACGGAATGTCTGCCGAAGGAGCAGAGGGTGGCTATTCGGAGGGCATGTCAAAATGAGATAAAGAACCACAACAGGCGAATGCTGAAGCTGGCATGTATCGCACTGCATCAACGGTACGGCTTCGGACGTGAACGGCCTTTCGCCTTTATCGAAGAAATGTCGGAGCTGTCAAGCGGCAGAACAGACGATCCTGTCTATTGGCAGTACATAGATAAGCTTCTCACCGAAACGCTCAAAATGGAGTGGGACGCCGAGAATTACGAAGAAATGGGGGAGTAGATATGCAAGTTTTAGTTGCTTGTGAGGAAAGTCAAAGGGTATGTATGGCTTTCCGTGAAAAAGGCCACGAAGCATATTCGTGCGATATAATCGACTGTTCGGGCGGACATCTGGAATGGCATATAAAACAAGATGTAATCCCGCTGCTAAACGGTCATTGTGAGTTTATAACTTGTGACGGCAAAACACATGAAATTGAGAATAGGTGGGATTTAATTATCGCACATCCACCGTGTACATATTTGACGAATGCGGCTACACGCAGTTTTTCACTTAAAGCGTCGTCGCCCGAAAAAGTTGTAAAACGTTGGGAAAATAGAGCAAAAGCTTCGGTGTTCTTCATGCATTTTGTATTGGCTGATTGTGACAGAATTGTGGTTGAAAATCCTGTTGGATTTATGTCAACGGCGTATAAAAAGCCTGATCAAATTATAAATCCTTATGAGTTTGCTTCAAGCATTGATGATAGGGAAAATTATGTTACAAAGCGTACTTGCTTGTGGCTTAAAGGGTTACCAAAACTCAAAGCAAATAATTTACCAAAGCCTACAATGGAAAAGTATTTTTCAACGTATACAGGCGGTTATAAGTCGAAAGATTGGTGTACATACGGCAGTCATAGTTATAAGGATCGTCAAAAAGAAAAATCGAAAACGTTTCCGGGGATAGCCAAAGCTATGGCTGAACAGTGGGGATAAGGAGGTAACAGCATGGGCTTAAAACAGCAGCCAAAATGTAAAGACAAGACGACCTGTCGCTTCTGCGATGGGAAGTATTGTACGATATTAAAATCAAAGCCGAAGGTTTGTAATTTTTACAAAGTGAGGGTTGAAAAAACGGAGGACAACCGATGAAAGAAATATGCGGAAATTGTAAATACAACAGAAGAACATTTGACGGTCATTGTAATGCAGAGTTTTGTTGTGGCAATGAAGAATCGGACTATTACGCAGTTCCGACAGCTTATGATGATACTTGCGAGGACTGGGAGGAAAAGCGATGACAAAAACCTATTGTAACAAGTGCGGCAAAGAGTTAAAGAACTTTAAAGAATACCGAAAAGTAAACTTGCGAATAAACGGTAAAATAACGATTGGGGCTGACTGGAATCTTGATTATTGTGAAGATTGCTTTAAAGATGTTGTAGGTATTGATTTTTATGAGCAATTTAGAAAAAGAGAAATAGAATTTCAACAGAAAGTGGAAGAAAGGGAAAGGAAAAGGAAAAAGAAGAATGAGATGTGATTATTGCCCGTTAGCTCCGTATGATGATATTTGCCCCGAATCCGAGGGTGAATACGGAATAGAGCATAAAGACGGTTCGTTAGGTTGCCGACGCCCACGAAATTGGATTGAAAAGCGAGATAATGAACGTTCCGAGTATTATGGAAATATGGGAACGGATATGGGAATTGAAATGACTTTGACAGAATCGGAGCTTGCAAGAGCGATTGAGCTTTGTAAACATATGGTTGGGCTTGATTATAAAAGTCCGTATCATCGACACGTGAAAGCATTTTACAAGCCATACCGAAATTATTATGAAGCTCCGAAAGACGGCAATCCGATTTTGGATAAACTGCCGTTTAACATTATAACCAAAAGGGTATGCGGTGTATCAGTTTGGTATGAGCTTACAGAACAAGGTTTAGCGTGGCTTGGCAGACAGTTAAAAATAACAATAAGGGAGGTTAAAGAATGACTACGGAAAAAGCGTTAGAACTTTTTAAAAGACCACGAATATTGGACAACGTATTCTTGGCAAACTGTTGGTATTTCTTCCCTGCTTGCGAGGGAATCACTCAACTTTTGCCTGAATATTCGACTATAACGGAGTGGAGGGAAATATTTTGACAGCCAAGGAATATTTGTCGCAGGTCCGCAAGATTGATATTATGATCAACTACAAGCAGAAGCAGCTTGATGAGTTACAGCATACGGCGGATTCGGTTACGGCAAATGCAAGCTCTGAGAGGGTTCAGAGTTCAGGAACGCAAGATCGTGTCGGTCAGATTGTCGCCAAAATAGTTGATTTGCAGAATGAAATCAATCGAGACATTGACCGATTGGTTGACGTTAAACGTGAGGTAATGACAGTCGTGGATCAGCTTGACCCTACTTGTATTGAGCTTCTCACAAAGCGGTATTTTGATTTTAAAACATGGGAACAGATCGCCGCAGAGATGGGCTATTCGTATCAATGGGTCTGTGGCATAGTTAACGGAAAACCTGGCTTACATATTCAGGCATTGGGAAAAGTTCAAAAAATAATTGATAAAAATTGATTTACTTGATAGAACTTTAGTATCCACCTGTGGTATGATATATGCTGAAAAATATGTCAATGAAGCTGTCGCTTAGTGCGGCGGCTTCTTTTTATGGTGGGAAATATGGACATTGAAAGGTGCAAGAAGTGTATATGGGCTGACAAGATAAATTCTCAGACGGTGTACTGTCTGTTCAAAAAGTGTATATACGAGCGTGAATGCAAAATTAAAAATAAGAAAAAATAGCAGACGGAGGTGATGTTCTGTGACCGAAAAACAAAAACGTTTTGCTGATGAGTACTTAAAAGATTGCAATGCTACAAGAGCATATAAGGCAGCATATCCAAATGTGAAAAAAGATAGCGTTGCCAGAGTAGCAGGTGCAAGATTGTTAACTTTTGTTAACGTAAAAAACTACATAGACGAGCAGCTTGAAGTGTTGCACAATGAGAGAACAGCCGATGCAGGAGAGGTTATGGAATATCTTACATCCGTGCTTCGCGGTGAATCGTCTTCGGAGGTTGTAGCAGTTGAATTTATAGGAGACGGCATATCCCGTGCGAAAAAAATCCAAAAGGCACCTGATGAAAAAGAACGGTTGAAAGCTGCGGAACTTCTCGGACGAAGATATCGAATGTTTACGGATAAAGTTGATATTGAAGGGGCTGTGCCGGTGATTATTACCGGGGAAAATGAGCTTGAAAACTGAGGCAAGCAGGGTTTATCTTCCCGACGTGGTCGGCAGAGGATACAAGGACTTTTGGTGCTTTAAAGGCAGATACAGAGCTGTCAAAGGCTCACGCCGTTCCAAGAAGTCAAAAACAATGGCACTTTGGACGATCTACAATCTGATGAAGTACCCGGAGAGCAATATGCTCGTTGTTCGCAAAACATATCGAACGCTTAAAGACAGTTGTTTTACGGAGTTAAAGTGGGCAATCAAGCGGCTGAGGGTTGAAAAGCAATGGATTGTAAAAGAATCACCGCTTGAAATGACATATATTCCTACCGGGCAAAAGATTTATTTCCGCGGCCTCGATGATCCGCTGAAAATCACTTCAATAGCTGTTGAGGTTGGAGTTTTATCCTGGATGTGGATTGAAGAAGCGTACGAAATCACCAAGGAGGAGGACTTTGATACCCTTGCCGAATCAATGCTCGGCGATTGTCCGCCGAAGCTGTTCAAGCAAATTACGTTGACTTTTAACCCGTGGAATGAAAAGACGTGGCTGAAAAAGCGCTTCTTTGATGACCCCGACGAAGATACATTGGCGATTACGACAAATTATAAGTGCAATGAGTGGCTTTCAGCGGCTGATTTGGACATTTTTGAAAAGATGCGGAAAAGAAATCCGCGACGGTATCAGGTAGCCGGATTAGGCGACTGGGGCATTGTGGACGGTCTTATTTATGAGAATTGGCATGAACAAAGTTTCACTCTTAACGATGTTAAAAACTGTAAATCGGCATTAGGGCTTGATTTCGGATATACGAATGACCCAAGTGCCTTTTTTGTCGGCTTCATTGACCTTGATAACAGGCGTCTTTATGTATGGGATGAATTCTACGAAAAAGGAATGTCGAACAGGGATATATATGCAACAATTTCGCATTACGGGTATTCAAAAGAGCGTATTACCGCCGATTCGGCAGAGCCAAAGAGCATTGACGAGCTAAAAGGCATGGGGTTGAGAATATCCGGGGCGAGAAAGGGCAAGGACAGCGTCCTCAACGGTATTCAATGGATTCAGGACTTTGAAATTATTATCCATCCTCGGTGTGTGAATTTTATTACCGAAATATCGAACTACACATGGGATACGGACAAGTTCGGAAATAAGCTGAACAGACCGATTGACGCTTTTAACCACCTTATGGACGCAATGCGTTATGCTCTTGAATCGTACATTAAACAGAGAGGTTGGATTTCATAATGGACGAAAAAATAAAAGAATACTTTAAAATCAATAAGCTGCCGAAGCCGAACGTTATTAACTATGTCGGAAGCTGGGCACACGGTGATTGCTACGCAGTTACCTGCGGTTGGTTCAGAATAAAGAAATACTGCGTTTATTGCATAAAAGACGAAATTCATTCAGTACGGCGGAGGTGATCAGATGCTCGAAAACAGCGAAATTATAAATTTTATAAATGAAGATCGGACAAGTCAGAAAAAGCGCTTTGCTAAAGAGGGCGAAAAATACTACGAAGGTGAACACGATATAAAAAATTATCGTGTTTTTTACTATGATGCCAGAGGAAATCTTGTTGAGGACAAAATCAGATCTAATATCAGAATATCACACCCGTTTTTCACCGAATTGGTAGATCAGCAGGTGCAGTATATGCTTTCGGGTGACGGTGGATTTGTGAAGTCCGACAACCCGGAGCTTCAGACAGAGCTTGACGCATATTTCAACGAAAACGAGGATTTTACTCAGGAGCTGTATGATACGCTGACAGGGTGTGTCTCCAAAGGCTTTGATTATATGTATGCTTACAGGAATGCAAGCGGTAAGCTCTCTTTTCAGAATGCCGATTGTGTCGGTGTCGTTGAGGTTGAGGCTAAATTTGCGAGCGACGGCAAGGATCACATAATCTATTGGTACATAGAGAGAATTGACAAGGACAAGCACTGTGTTAAGAGAATACAGGTTTGGGACGATTCTCAAACCTATTACTACACTCAGATTGAGGACGGAAGGCTTATCCTTGACGAATCAACCGATGAGAAGCCGAACCCTCGTCCGCACGTTATCTACAAAAAGGATAATGACGACGATACATATTATGAGGGCTTAGGATTTATTCCGTTTTTCAGACTTGATAACTGCCGTAAGCAGTTAGGCGGTTTAAAGCCGATAAAGGACCTTATCGACGATTATGATCTTATGGCTTGCGGATTGTCAAACAACCTCCAGGACGCCGCCGAATATTTGGTGGTTGTCAGAGGCTTCCAAGGCGACAACATGGAAGAGCTCATCGGAAATATCAAAAAGAAGAAGCACGTCGGCGTTGACGAAAACGGTGATGTTGATTTTAAGACGGTTTCCGTGCCGTATGAGGCAAGAAAAGTAAAGCTGGAGCTTGACGAAAAGAACATTTATCGCTTCGGTATGGGCTTTAATTCGGCTCAGGTGGGCGACGGAAACATCACAAATATCGTTATTAAATCACGTTATGCCTTGCTTGACTTGAAATGCAACAAGCTCGAAATCAGGTTGAAGCAGTTTTTGAGAAAAATCTTAAAAATCGTTCTCCAGGAGATCAACGACAAAAACGGCACCGATTATCAGCAGAAGGATGTTTATTTTGAATTTAAGCGTGAAGTTATGACAAATGCCCAGGACAACGCTCAAATCGAATTGACGGACGCACAGACCGAACAAACAAAGATCAATACGCTGTTAGGACTTGCGGCTGTTCTCGGTGACGAGACCGTTGTCCGGCTGATTTGTGACATTCTTGATATTGACTATGAAGAAATCAAAAGCAAGCTTCCCGAAAAGGACGATTATTTACAGACGGCATTAAATGAGGTTGAAACGGATGAACAAACGGCAGAAGCAAGTAATCCAATCACAACTGAATGACGAGAGGGCAACGCTGAACAAGCTAAAAGGGATTTACAAAAAAGCTCTTGACGATGTTAATGACCGTTTAGCCGCACTCAAAGGAAGAGCAGAGACGGAAAATCTGCAAAGTGTGATTTATCAAATTCAATACCAGGAAGCCCTCAAAAAGCAGATAAACGGAATACTTGATACTCTGAACGGCGATCAGTTCAGCACGATATCAGAATATCTTGCCAAGTCTTATGAAAGCGGTTTCGTCGGAGCAATGTATGACATTCACGGTCAGGGCGTGCCGCTGATATTTCCGATAGATCAGGATCAGGTCGTTCAAGCCGTAACGCTCGATACGAAGCTGTCAAAGCCATTGTATAACAAACTCGGTGAAAATGTAAATCTGCTGAAAAAGAGAGTTGCAAACAATATCTCACGGGGTATTGCACAGGGGCAGAGCTATTCCGACATTGCGAAGAATATCGCTGTCGGTATGGTCGGAAATTATGCAAGAATGAACGGCGGCGCATTGTATAACGCAATGAGAATAACAAGAACCGAAGCGCACCGAATCAGTCAGCAGGCGGCGTATGACGCACTGAAAAAGGCAAAGGCTAACGGTGCCGATGTTGTTAAGCAATGGGACGCAACGCTTGACAAGCGAACAAGGCCGTTGCATGCAAGAATTGACGGTGAAATACGGGAGCTTGACGAGCCTTTCTCAAACGGACTTATGAAACCCGGCGATCCGAACGGAAGGGCGGCCGAGGTTATAAACTGTCGCTGTCAGCTTCTTCAGCGTGCAAGGTGTGCGCTCGATGAGGACGAACTTGACGAGCTGAAAGAGCGTGCGGCATATTTCGGACTTGATAAGACCGCTAACTTTGAAGAGTTCAGAAAAAAATATATGCCTGCAAGTATTGCAAATTCCGAAAATAGTGGTATAATAAATGCAGAAAAAGTCTTTACTACCACGGATGATCCGATGAGGGAAACCTTCGGAGATGGACTGACGTCAAATCCAGATGAAATCGAACATATAATTGCTGATTTGCAAAAATCAAATGTCAAAATTGAGCACAGAGATGACGTAATGTGTTATCAACCAGGCTTATCTAAAGGAGCTCCGGGGAAGCTTATTATTGACAAGAAAGCAAGTTATAGCGCATGGTTACATGAATATACACACTTTTTGGACGATAAAAAAGACGGGTTCATAGGTATGAGGGTTTTTGAAAATAATGCTAAATGCATTGAAAGAGAAATACGAGCATACGATGCAGAAATAAAACTTGCACAAAGACACAATAGACCCGATATGGTGAAAAGATTAGAGGAATTAAAGAAAAAGGAGGTTTCTAAGTATGAGCATACAACAGACGATTGATGAAATGAAAAACGGAAATATTTCTGAAATAAAAAGAAGTATCTCATCGAAAACTCCGATTTTAATAATGAATTCATTGATTTTTGGAGTAAAGAACAATCTCATTGAGGAAGATTACATTGACAAGGTTAAGCAATTATGTTCCGATGATACTACTCTAATGGGATTCAGAATAGGTAGCATAGCGGAAGCTGCTTTAAGTGTTCTTACTTGTAAGAAGTATACGGGGAATGATTTAGTTACAAAGTCGCTAATCGAGAACAATTTTAATATTTAAGCACCCTGAGAAATCAAGGTGCTTTTTTCATGCAACAAAATATTGATTCAAGACATCCGAAAGGGTGTCTTTTTTCATATCTCCACTTCAAAAGTCAGTGGTAAAAGAGAGTAATTCAAATACAAGATGTAACTTGTAAAAATCATAATTTGAAAGGACGGTCATTGAATATGACACTACAGGAAATTTTAAAGGCAAAGGGTCTTTCTGACGAGGATATCGAATCTGTTATCGGCAAAATGAAGCAGAATAAGATTTTTACCGCTGCAGAGGAAAATCTTGATATTCGATACGGAAAGCTGAAAAGTGAGCACGATACGCTGACACAGCAGTATTCACAGGCAAATGCGCTTATTGATCAGCTAAAGAAAGGCACAAAAGCCGACGAGGAGCTTCAAGGCAAAATAACAAGCTATGAAACACAGGTTCAGAGCCTGCAGGAGCAGCTTGCCGAGACGAAGCTCAAATCCGCTCTCAAGGTGGCGCTTCTTTCAGAAAAGGCGGATGACATTGATTATCTGACATTCAAGTTGGAGAGCAAGCTGAAAGACGAAAACAAGAAGCTTGAGCTTGACGAAAACGAGAACATCAAGGGTTGGAAAGATATTGTTTCAGGTCTTAAAACGCAGTTCCCGAACCAGTTTGAAAAAACAGCCGACAAGAAAATCATTGAGAACAAGCTGCCGAACAATTCGGACGATAAGGTTCTTACAAAGTCGGATGTTTTGAAAATGCCATATACCGAAAGAGCAAAATTTCAGTCGGAAAATCCGACAGAGTATGAAACAATAATGAAATCTTAAAAAGGAGACGAAGAATTATGCCAAACACAACTATGAATGATGTAATTAATCCCCAGGTAATGGGCGATATGATATCAGCAAAAACAGAAGCTATGCTTAAAATCACACCTTATGCAAAGGTCGATACTACGCTTCAGGGCGTTCCCGGTGACACAAAGACCGTTCCGTCCTGGAAGTATATCGGCGATGCGGAAGATGTTACAGAGGGCGCAGAGGTTGGCCTTACCTCAATGAAGGCGTCAAGCACTACCTTTACAATCAAAAAGGCGATGAAGGCAGTCGGAATTACTCAGGAGGCAATCAACAGCGGTTACGGCAATCCCGTTGATCAGGCTGAGACCCAGCTTGCAAAGGCTATTGCCGGCAAGGTTGACAACGATGTCTTTGCGGCTGCACTCAAGACAAGTCAGGTAAGCGGCGACGGCTCGTCGGTAATTGCTTATTCGGGCGTTGTTGACATTGTTGACGTTTTTGACGAGGAAGAGATCACCGACAAGGCTCTTTTCATCAATCCTAAGCAGCTCACGAAGCTCAGAAAAGATACCGAATTTATTTCCGCCGATAAGTATAACAACAACGTTATGGTTTCGGGCGAAATCGGTATGATCTGTCAGTCAAGAATCATTCCGTCAAAGAAAGTTCCGAAGATTACGGCGAAAGTCGGCGCGTCGAGTGATCAGGGCGCAGTAAAGATTACTGCCGACAATCAGAAAACGTATGCGGGCCATGTTTGGGACGAAACAAACAAGGCTGTAATTACACCTGCGGTTGACAGCTATGTTGTGCCCGAGACAAACGCTTACTACCTTTGCCCATGCCTCAAGCTCGAGCCCGCCGATCCGGAGACAGAGTTCACGGAAACAGAGCTCCCCGCAGTTACAATTTTCCTCAAGAAGGATACACAGACCGACCATGAGTGGCTTCCGAGAAAGCAGACACACGAAATCACAACCGCAAAGTATTACGGTGTTGCACTCACAAACGAGGCTAAGGCCGTTGTCGGAAAGTTTAAGGCTTAAAGGGGGCGGCCCTTATGATTTTGACCGTTGCAGAGCTCAAACAGCTGATAACAACGGATAAGCCCGAATTTGCCCTTCAAGTTATGCTTGAGGGGCTCGAAGAGCTTATTATCAAGTACACAAACAATAATTTCCGTAACCGTGTAACAGGAGAACCCGAATACCCGTCGAGCATTAAGACCGCCGTTGCTGAAATCGTTGCGTGGAAGCTCCGAAACGAGGCTATAAATTCGGACGAAACCGAGCATAAGCCGGTACAGTCCGAGACTATTTCCCGTCATTCGGTGACCTATGCGAGTGACAATACCGAAAGTGACATTGATGAACGCTTCGGCGCACCGAAAAAATATACTGCCGTTTTCAATCAATATATGAGGGCGAGGTTTTGATATGAGAAAAATCAAGGGTAATATCACGGCTCTGTTGCAGAAAAAGACGGGAGCGGTTAAAAATGAAATCGGCGAGGTCGTTCCGAAATGGGAAACGACTTATACTCTCGTCGGTTTTCTTGATCTTTCGTCAGGTGATTCAAAATATTCCTCATATAATGCCAAAATTCAGGAATCAACACATATTTTCGTTTGCAATTATCATGAGCTGACTGCCGTTACGGCAGAGAACAGCAGACTGATAATCAATGGCAAGGTATATGACGTTATGCTGATTGATGATCCGATGGAGCTTCATTATCAGCTTGAATTTTATCTCAAATTCACAGGAGGTCAGTAATGCCGGACGTTGAATTTCAGGATAATTCATTGCAGGTCAAAGCTGCCATTGAGAGCGCCTGTATTGCCTGGCTTTACGAGGCGGCAGGCGAAATACGGTCACGAACGCAGAGAAACGCTCGTGTTGATACGGGGCAAACAAAAAATTCGTGGCAGTATAACGTTGATGCCGGCGAGAAAAAAGCAGTTGTCGGAAATCCTCTTGAAAATGCAATCTGGGAAGAGTTCGGAACAGGTCAGTACGCTTTGAATGGTGACGGCAGAAAGACACCGTGGTATGTTCCCGTTGACGGATATTCGGGCAAAAAGAAGCCTACATATCAGGGAAAAGTAGTCGTTGTGTATGGAAAAGACGGCAAACGGTTTTATAAGACCGACGGAAAAAAGCCGCAGCGAAATTTGCAAAAGGCTTTTGACAGTCTCAAAAACAAACTGCAAAAAGACCTTGAATCCCGTATGAAAGGAATTGGTTAAATGTCAATTTCAGCATTAAAATTTATATCCGAAAAACTCGAAAGGCTGAAAATTCCGTATGCCTTTGAGGAATGGACGGCGAATGAAGTACCTGATCCGTATTTCGTCGGTGAATACAACGAGGTTGAAAGCACTGAGCGAGAGGAAAACGGCTATCAGGAAACAACCTTTATTTTAACGGGTACGGGGCGAAAATGGCTCGGACTTGAGCAGGCTAAGGAAATTATTGAAAATAACATAACAGAAACGGCGATTCTTCCAAACGGTAACGGAATTGCCGTTTTCTATTCCAATTCATTTCCTGTTCCGACGGGAGATGCGGAATTGAAACGAATACAAATCAATTTAACAATTAAAGAATGGAGAGTGAACTGAATATGACTATTGGTTCAGAGTTTAAAAGCTCGGGAATTACCGAAAATACGCCGAAAACCATAATGCTCGGTGCAGGAACAATTCATAAAGATTTGGTGTTCGGTTATACCTTGCTTGAAGCACGCCCCGAGGATTGGGAAACGGGCTTTGCAAATTATTATGCCAAGAGCACATCGGGCGGCAACGACACATATACGAAGCTTACGGCAAAAACAGACTGGGCAGCTAACAAATATTACCGTCCGGGTTGGAATTTCAAGGAATCCCTTATTTGCGCGACTTCGGGCGGTTCAAAGGTTTCTATTACTCCCGAATTTTATGATGTGCCCGTTGACGGCGCGCTTGTTAAGGTTAAGGGCCTGACCGTTAAGACGGGTGAAACGGCAAAAATGGAAGTAAACCCGATTGAGCTTACTCCTGCAATTCTCAAAATGGCTCTTATCGGCGACGAGAAGGTATCGGATATTGCTACGGGCTACAGTGAGATTACTTCGAGGGCTATCATCAATGAGGGCGATTATCTCATGCACATGGCATATGTCGGAAAGACAATCAAGGGCGATCCGATTATCATAATTTTTGACTATGCGCTTTGCACCTCGGGTCTTGAGCTTGAGGGCAAGAATAAGGAAGCAGCGGTTCCGAAGTTCACATTCGAGTGCTTCGCCGATCTTACGCCCGAAGCCGACACGCTTCCGTATCATATTTATTATCCCACGCCTGCGGCGTAAGAAAGGATTTTGAACAATGAGTGAAAAAAACTATGAGTTCAGAAAATTGAATTCCACAGACATTTTCCCGATGGCAACTTTAATTAACAAGATCGGCATCAGACGTTTCAAGGAGGCGTTTCAAAACGACGAGTTCAGAGATGCTCTGAGCGGTGAGGACGGCGATAACGCCCTTGAAAAGGTTGGAATCAGCGTCGCTTTTGACGTTGCAGGCATCGTCCTTGAAGCTCTCCCAAACTGTAAGAACGATATATACGGTCTTCTCGCCGATGTGTCAAATGTTGAGCGTGAAAAGCTTGAAAAAATGGAGCCCGCCGCTTTCTTTGAAATGATCATTGATTTTATCAAGAAGCCAGAGCTCAAGGATTTTATGAAGGTTGCCTCCAAATTGTTCAAATAAGCGATATAAAATTTATGGACTTGCTATTCAGACGATATGCAAGTCCTTTTTTATTGCTTGATGAAGTTATTAAGAATAACCGCCTCTCGGAATTTGTTACCGAGGTGATGAAATCAGAAAACGAACGGCAGACCTGGGAGTTTTATCTCCACAAGGTATTCGATAAGTCGTATTCGGATTTTAAAGAATCGCTCGGCACAGTGGAAGGTACGGTGCCTCCTGAGGCGGATTTGGAAGCAACAGTAAAATCATCTGAAAACATTTTAAATAATTTCAAACCGATATAAGGGTGGTGAATTGATGGAATTATTTAAGCTATTCGGCACTATCGCCGTTAAGAACAGCCAGGCAAACGAAGCTATTGACGAAACAACAGGTAAGGCTGCTCAATCGGAAAGTAAAATGTCAAGTGCCTTCAAGAAAATCGGAAGTGCATTTACGAAGGCATTTTCTAACAACGGCAAAGTCAAAGAAACCTCGCAGTCCTTAAAGCAGTTGACCGAAACGGTTGATAAGCAGGAATCGGTTCTGACACAGTTAAAAAACAAATATCGAGATCTATACCTGACACACGGTAAAAATTCAACCGAAGCTAAGGAATGTGCAAAGGAAATTGACCGCCTTTCATCTGAGCTGAAAGAGAACAAAACAAAGCTTACCGAAGCGGAGAGAGCAGCAGATAAATTTGACAAAACCCTTGATGATGTGTCTGATTCGTCAAACGATGCAAGCAATTCAATGTCAGATTCATTCAAAAAAATCGGTGCCGCAGTTACAGCATATTTTGCGGTTGACAAAGTTGTTAATTTTGGCAAACAGGTTGTAGAAGCGGCGGCGAATGTTTCTGCCGAAGCGTCGGCATTTGAACAGATTATGGGCGGATATTCGGACACAGCTCAAAAGAAAATGAATGAAATCGCCGATAATACAGGCATGGTTGCGAGCCGATTAACACCGTATATGACAAGTATGACGGCAAAATTCAAAGGCTTGGGATTCGATATCGGAGAAGCGACGGACCTTGCGTCCGACGGTTTAAATCTTGCTGCAGATGCGGCGGCATTCTGGGATATGTCTCTTGACAATTCAATGTCGCATTTGAATTCATTTGTCAACGGCTCATACGAGGGCGGCGAGGCAATAGGATTATTTGCGAACGACACACAGATGGCTTCTTACGCTGTCAGCCAGGGGCTTGTTAAGCAAACAAAAGATTGGGCAAGCCTTGATGAAGCAACCAAACAGGCAACACGACTTGAATATGCACAGAACATGATGAAAGCTTCAGGTGCTGTCGGACAGGCGGCAAAGGAATCAAGTCAGTATGCAAACGTTCAGGCCAATCTAAACGAGAAATGGCGGCAGTTTAAGGCTCAAATCGGTGAACCGCTGCTTGAAAATGTTGTTAATCCTGCAATGCAGAAGCTGAGCGGTTTGGTTGATAAAGCATCGACGGGATTTCAAGATCTGCAAAAATGGGTGAGCGAAAATAAAACGCTGCTTTCAGTGCTCGGAGGAGTCATCGGAGCGGTTGCTGTTGGAATGACGGCTTACAGCATTGCACAAACCGCTATGACAGTAGCTTCAAAATTACACACTGCGGCAACTGTGGCTGAAAAACTTGCCGTATTAGACTTAAACGGCGCAATGCTTACAAGTCCTGTAACTTGGATTGTTGCCGGTATTGTGGCTTTAATTGCTGTTTTTGTGATTCTTTGGAACAAGTGCGAGGGATTCCGTAATTTTTGGATCAATTTGTGGGACAAAATCAAGACTGCGTTTGCTCCTGTAATAGAGTTTGTTAAAAGTTCATTTGAGAGCTTTAAGGAAAAACTGCAAACGGGAATTGTGCCGGCGTTGCAGGACTTATGGGCGGCGATCAAAGAAAAGGTACTTCCTGTACTCAGCTTAATATGGGACTATGTTCAAATCTACATACAACCGGCATTTGAATGGCTGAAAACAGGTCTTGGAAACATTAAGATTGTTTTCCAAACTATTTTCACAGTTATAAAAACAATCGTTTCAACCGCTTTTGAAAATATTAAAACGATAATTACAACCGTATGGAATAACATAAAAATTGTTATTTCAACGGTTTTAGATGTTATAAAAAATATCATTAAGCTTGCAACGTCCATTATTAAAGGCGATTGGAAGGGTGCTTGGGAAGCTATCAAAGGCATATTTTCATCAATTTGGAATGGCATCAAAGGTATTGTTTCTAATGTTTGGAATGCAATCAAGAGCATTTTTTCCAATAATCTTAATGCTATAAAAAGCAGTGTATCAACCGTGTTTAACGGTGTAAAGGCTGTTATTCAGAACACGATTAACGGTGCGAAGAATATTGTAAAAAGCGGATTGGACGCTATTAAGAATTTCTTCTCAAAATTAAAATTAAAATTTCCGAGCATAAAACTACCGCACTTTTCAATTAAGGGCAGCTTCAGCTTGAAGCCTCCATCAGTTCCAAAATTGTCAGTTGATTGGTACGCAAAGGCGATGAAAAATGCTATGCTTTTGAATCAGCCGACTATTTTCGGAGTAAATCCGAACGGAAATCTTATGGGTGGAGGAGAAGCAGGGCAGGAAGTTGTTGCAGGTTCGAGCACACTTATGGCAATGATTCGCAATGCTGTTCAGAATGAAAACGCCGGCATTATTTATTATCTCGATAAGCTGATATCAATGCTTACACAGTATTTCCCTGAAATTCTCGGTAATCTTGAGCGCGAAATGGTGCTTGACGACGGTACGCTTGTCGCAAAAATCACGCCGAAAGTCGATAAAAAGCTCGGCGATATTAACAGAATGAAGGAGCGTGGACAGTAATGAATACAGTAACATTCGGAGAATATAACTCTTACTCTGACTTGAATTTAATACTGTCCTCAAAAACTATCGGTTCGCCGTCTGTAAAAACCTCGACAATAGATTTGCCGGGCTCAGACGGCGAGCTCGATTTTACAGAGTATTTCGGCGAACCCAAATATTCAAACAGGACGTTGAAATTTCAGTTTACGGCTATAAATCCCACGACCGCGTTTGACTCAACGGTAAAAAATCTTTTGCATGGGCAGAAAATGAAAATTGTTTTGTCCGACGATCCCAATGTATATTTTTACGGAAGAATTTCGGTTGGCGACTGGTATGTTAATAAAGGCATATCCGCAATTGACGTTGAATGTAATTGTGAACCTTATCGAATGAAGAAAAATGAAACCGTTGTACAGGTCGCGTACGGTACTGCCGATAAAAGCAATGCTAATATTTGTCCGCATTTTAAGCTGTGGCCTGCCGGCACTGTTTATACAGTGGCAAGCGAGGACGAAATTATCTTTAAAAATGCGAAGGATAATGCAACGTCTCCCGGATTTCCAATAAGCGGACAGACATGGGTTACGGTTAAATTCGGGACCTGCGGCAACTATTACGTGGGTCAACACGACAAGGATGGGAACCATTTGACGTCGGTATTAAAGACGGACGCTGTATATACGTTTAAGACGGTATCTAAGGCTGCTTTTCTTCGCATTACACTAATGCCGGCTCAAGACTCAGTTTTTCCTTTTTCGTACACAAATTTAATGGTGTACGAAGGTCAAGATGATAGGTCATATATCAGATACAGTCCCATTACGGAACTGTTATGCGATAATGCCAGAAAATCGGTTGTTCCAAAAATAACTGTCGATAAAGCCGCCTCTTTAAAATGTAACGGAACTACGGTTGCTATGTCGGCGAATACAACTCATTCAATCCCTGAATTTGAATTTCGCAAGGGGACGAATAAGCTTGAAATTGTCACAGCGGATTTCGGAACGGTTGTTAAAGCTGTTTATCGGGAGGGGAATCTATAGTGAAATATCGTGTTGTATGCGGCAATTATTTATTGCTGGACACTCAGATTGAAGCATTGAAGCTTGTTGACCCGACGCTTGAGCTTGAACTCAATAAAACCGGGTCTTTCACTTTTACAATTTATCCCGATCATCCAAATTTTGAAAGAATTCAAAAGCTGAAGCCGATAATCACGGTATATCAAGATGAAATAATTCTTTTCAGAGGGCGGATTCTGAATGATGAAGTTGGATGGCATAACGAAAGGCAGGTCACTTGTGAAGGTGAACTTGCCTTTTTACTTGACTCTGTGCAGCGCCCGTTTGTATTTCCTGTTTCCGATACCTCTCCGGCAACGCCCGAAGCGTACTTGCGTTTTCTGCTTGCAAATCACAATGAACAGGTTGATGAAGAACATCAATTTAAACTCGGCAATGTAACAGTCAAGGACGATAATGATTATATCGCCAGGTCCGATACCGAATATTCGACCACTTGGGATTTGATCAATCAGGGCTTGATTTCGACACACGGCGGCTATTTGTGGGTCAGACATGAGGCGGACGGTAATTATCTTGATTATCTTGCCGATTTTTCAACGCTTAGTAATCAGCCGATTGAGTTCGGCAGAAATTTACTTGACCTGAAAAAGGAACGTAAGGGAGAAGATATTGTAACAGGAATTGTTCCGATCGGAGCGACATTAACCGAAGATGTGACGGATGAGACGACGGGGGAAACAAAACAGATTTCAACGATCGTCACAATATCGGATCTTGACGATGAAACTACGGATAATATCTGTAAATCCGGCGATTGCATTTTTTCAAAGGCGGCGCAGAATACATACGGAAAGATTTTCAGGATGATAAAATGGGAGAATGTCACTGAGCCGACAAATCTGCTGAGAAAAGCAAAACAAAAACTTGCAAAGAGCATTTTGCTCAGTCAGTCAATAGAGCTGACAGCCGCCGATCTATCTGCAGCTGGGCAGGACTTCAACGCTTTTCGACTCGGCAGGTATGTCAAAACTACAAGTAAGCCGCACGATCTGTCAGAAAACTATCTGATAAAGAAGCTTTCAATTAAGCTTATGAACCCTGCCGACAATAAGCTCACTTTAGGTGAGACATTCTATTCTTTCACGGAGGATAACAGAATAAAATCGGATGAAACGAAGCGGTACATTGATACGAACATCGAAAAAAGCCGTTCGCAGACAATTGTTGACCTTGAAAGAAAAATGGACGCTAAGGTTACGGCAACCGAAGGCTCTATTTTGAGTACTGTATCGGATATCTATTATTCAAAGGAAGACGGTCAGGAGCTTATGGGCAAGTGGTCGGAATTTGAGCAAGCGGCTAACGGTTGGGAAATGCGCTTTAATTCACTCAATACCGACCTCAAAAATTATCAAAGCGGCACAGACAGTCAGTTTGAATTGATACAAAAGTATATTCAATTTAAAGACGGCGATATCATTCTCGGTCAGAAGGGCAATAAGTTTGGACAAAGAATTTCAAATAATAAAAATTCTTTTTATGAGGACGGTGCTGAGGTTGCTTATTTCAGCGGACGAAAGCTTAATGTTTATGACGGCGAATTTATCAATTCTTTAAAATTAGGCAAATTTGCATTTCTCCCCCGTGCAAACGGAAATTTATCTTTCAAAAAGGTGGTGGAATAAATGGGAGTATCACAAAATTTAACTGTTACGCAGAAAAGCAGAGATTTTGCCGGGAATTTTTCAAAAGTCAGAATAAGATGGACAAGCACACAAAGCGGTAGTTCATGGAACGGATATAACCGAACCGCTTATTATTATGTCTCTGTCAACGGCGGCGCGGAAAAGAAATATTCGGTAAAATACACGTTGCCTCAGAACACAACAAAAACAATTCTCGACACAACAATCGTTGTTCCGCACAGAGCAGACGGAACGGCTTCGGTAAAAGTCAGAACATGGATGGATACCGACATTTCAGCGGGAATTATTCAAAAATCCCAGGCAGTAACGCTAACGTCAATTCCGCGTGCGACAGTGCCGACATTTTCAGCAGCAAGTACAGAAATCGGATCGAATGTAACGATCAATCTTAATCGTGCAGCGGATTCGTTTACTCATACGCTGACATATGCTTTTGGCAAAGCTTCGGGCACAATCGGCGCAGATATCGGAACAAGCGTTGTATGGTCAATTCCATCGGACCTTGCAGCACAAATTCCCAATGCCGTGAGCGGAACATGTGCGATTACTTGCAAAACATATAACGGGTCTACACTTATAGGAACCCAAACGGCAAATTTGACATTAAAAGTTCCGTCATCGGTAGTACCGGTTATAAATTCTGTTTCGATAATCGAGGGTACAGAACAGTTGAAAAATCATTTTACTGTATTTGTTCAAAATAATTCAACATTGGCGGTTTCGGTGAGCGCTGTCGGTGTTGCCGGCAGCAGCATTGCAAAGGTTGAAACAAAAATACAAGATGTCATTTACAACGGTACATCTTTCGTTTCGGCGTTGATTACTGCTGCGGGAGAGATTACCGTTAATACCACTGTAACGGATAGCAGAGGGCGTACGGCGAAGTCATCAAGCACGGTGTCAGTTGCGGAATATGATTTTCCGACGATTTACAGCATGTCGGTCAAGAGAATTGACACCGCAGGAAATGAAACCGAAGACGGTGAAAGAATTTCTGTAAGAATCCATTATTCGACGAGCAATATTGACAACCAAAACGGTGAACATGAGAATCCACGAACATATAAGCTGCAGTACAGAAGATCCGATGAAACAGAGTTCACAACTTTTGAATCGGGGGAGGCTTCCCTTATACATTCTCAATCTCATGCATATAAATCAGCACCTGTAATTTCCGGCGATAATTCGTATGTGATAAGGCTCGAAGTAGCGGATTTCTTTAAAACAACGGTATGTGATATCGAACTTCCGACGGCCTTTACTTTAATGGACTTCAATTCATCAGGCCAAGGCGTTGCTTTTGGTAAGGTGTCCGAAAAAAGCGGTATGGAAGTTAACATGAACACCGACTTCATTAAAGAAGTAAATGTTTACTCCGACAGCAATATCGAAAACGGAAACTATATAAATTTCCGTAAAAAGGACGGAACGCTGACAGCCAAAGTCAATTCTTCGGAAAATGGGGAAGGTTTGAGCATAATTATTTACGGTTCTGACGGCGCAACTGAGGAACTAACCGTTTTAAAAGACGGTGGAATAACATTGCCGATAGAAGAAACATTTTTTACAGCAGAAACAGATGTTACTATCAACAGGTCAACAGTTTCACGTCAAGGAAATATTGTTCTTTTTTATGCTTATGTTACGGCTTCAAATGCAATCGGCTCAGGAAATGCCAAACATGTAGGAACGGTCCCGGAAGGCTACAGACCTAATTTATCAGTCGCAACAATAGGAATTCAAGGAAATACGGGTGTTTGTTCTGCATGGGTTCAAAATACGGGGGATGTATGGATTCGTCCCCATTCAGCGGCATCTGCAAATACTACTTTTGAATTTATGCTTGTTTATAATAAAGCCGCAACTTGGGGAATACAACAGGAGGTGATCACCGATGATTAACCGAATTACAGTCAGCGAAAAAAGGGGATTGTTTCCCGAATATTCAAGTCTCGGCACTACAGGGGAGAAGAACGCAACGACGCTGTTGTTTCTTCTTCCTGTTGCGTTGCAGGGATACAGCGAAAATATCGTCTGTGAGACCGCACAGGGCAGTTTTAATTATACGGTAAACGATACCTTCAACCTGCCAAGCGAGGTTCTGACGGATAGCACGTTGAAATTGCAGCTTGTTCTCAAGGACGGTGACAAAGTCATATGGAAGTCAATTCCGTACACATTCACCCTCAATCCGACCCTTGACGATTCGGGCGAAAACGTCATTGAAAAAGCGAAAACGGAGCAAAAAGAAGCAGACCGAACAGAGCTTGGAAAGGCGCTGAAAGAAGCAACGGGAGAGGACTACGAAGCTGACAATTGGGAAAAATTGATTGAAAATATCGGAGCACTTATTGTCTTAACTGACGAGAATAAGAGCGCCCTTGAGAACAACAAACACATCAGCTTTCTGTTTGAACGCTCTACGCAACCGCCCTCAATTCTTTACGGCGATTATGCGGTTGCTGATGATGAAGCTTCGGACTATATTGACTCTGACGGTCTTGTCGTTACGCCTTATTTGGATACGCCTAATGCATTATATTCCGCAGGTACTCGTTTTAGCAGCAAGATCGGCAATGTCGAAATAAATGTATCGGGGGTTGGTGCCTCAACTTTTAACATATCGACCGGCAATACGAGCTTGGTTTCTTGGTTAAACGGTACAAATGTTAAAAGGATGGTGCTTGTCGGTTCTCAAAACATATCGAATATGGCATTCCTGTTTAATAATGCTCCCTTGGAAGAGCTCACGTTCCTTGAAACCGGGGAGAAAAGAGAGGACGTCATCTACAAACACGGTTGGGAGTGGACATTCAACGGCTGCTCAAATCTCAAATATATTTTGGGAACACCCCTTGACATAACCCGAAGCAACGGTTCAAGCGGATTTAATATGTTTGCAAAATGTACAAGCTTGCGCTATGTCGGGTTCAAGCCAAAAACAATCACGGGAACATTTAATATGGGCGCTTGTTCTCAGCTCACAAAGTCAAACATGGAGGCGATTATCAGTCTTTTAAACGGCTGTCGTGATTGGGTGAATGCCGGAACGGCGTCTTGCACACTAACGTTGAACAGCTCATGTAAAGACGATCTGAAGAATCAGAAATGCCATTGCAACAAGGAAACAGGCGAGTATATCAGCCACAACACCTATCTGCAATATTCTGAGAATGAGCAGAAAAAATACGGCGCCGAGGTAAGTTATATAACGGCATTCACTCACCAAGGTAAGGCATATGACAGTACTAACATCGAAACATGGTACATAGGTAAGGGAGTGACGTTGGCATGGAGTTAATTATTAAAACCGAACAGGGATATATTCAGGTGCTTCCGCCTGACGGATACAAAATCCGCTTGAACGGAGATAATACGCAGAGCTTTTCGGAAATCGACATACCGCTCGGCAACAAGGCTGATATTGAAAAGTACATTGCCGTACCGCTCGATGAACCGGATGAGACGGTCGAAATTTTTCCGATAACGCCGACAGAGGACGAAGAAATCAGCGACAGCGAGGCACTGTCTATAATAATTTCGGGAGGTAATGACAATGACGAGAGCTGAGGCGAAAAAGTACAGAAACAAGGTCGTACAGGGCGAGCAAATCGAAAAGCTCGGCGGTATAAATGAAAAAATCGAGCAATCAGATAAGATTGGATATGATTGGCATAATTATTATGTCGGCGATAAGCTTGTAAAGTCCGAGTACGTCGAGCAGGACAACCCGATCGGCACACAGGATAATCCATTTGAGTGGACGCCCGGCATGAAGCTGATACTGAACGGATATTACACATACAACGGCAAGAGATATGTTGCGGTTGCGGAAGGAAATCCTGAAACAATCACAGCGGAATATCTTGTTGAATTTTAAGGAGGAGTCAAAATGACACCAACAGGAAACAGACTAATTGACACGGTTATATACATTGTCGGCAGTGCAATCGCATTTAACGTTGTGCTGCCAATTTTTGCGGCAGTGATTAAACTGCTCGGATTGATGTGAGGTGCGATATGGAGGGCATCATCGCAGCAATCATCACGGGTGTCTTGTCGCTTATCGGCGTTGTGATAAGCAACCTTGCGGCAAATGCCAAGATGTCAAAGGAACTTGAAAAAGCACAGGCGGTAACGGATACCAAAATCGAAGAATTAACACGAGAAGTACGGGAGCACAATAATTTCGCAAAACGTGTCCCGGTGCTCGAAGAAAAGGCGAAGGTCGCAGATCACCGTATCAGCGATTTAGAGCATATCAACAATCAGAATTAAGGAGGAATCACAATGAAAAAGTTCAATCTCAAGGGCGTTACGGCTCAGACCTGGGCAAGAACAGCAGTTCTCTTGCTTGCGCTCATTAGTCAGCTTGCCGTTATCCTCGGCAAGAGAAGCGAAGCAATCGATGTCGATCAATGGCAGGAATACGCAACGTATATCCTGACGGTTATCGGTTCCGTTTGGTCATGGTGGAAGAACAACAGCTTCACGAAGAACGCACAGGTTGCCGATGATGTCAAGAACAGCCCCGAACTGACAAACGGAAGAGGTGAGTGAATATGAGTAACAGCTCACTCGCTACATATCAGCGACTGACCGATAATTACGACCCTCGCAGAAACAAGATCGACACGATTACAATTCATTGTTACGTTGGACAGGTCACGGCAAAGCAGGGTTGCGATTATTTTTACAACACCGACAGAGAGGTTTCCTCAAACTATGTTGTCGGTCGTGACGGTTCGATCGGTCTTTCGGTTGCAGAGAATCACAGAGCGTGGACGTCGTCCTCTCCATCAAACGACCACAGGGCAATCACAATTGAAGTTGCCTCGGACACAAAGCCGCCGTATGCGGTCACAGATAAGGCATATAGTGCGCTCATAACACTTGTAACCGACATCTGCAAGCGTAACGACATCAAAAGGCTTGTGTGGTCCGATAACAAGAGTAACCGAGTTAACCACCGCAACGGCTGCAATATGACCGTACACAGGGATTTTGCTTCGACTGCTTGTCCTGGTGCATATCTTTACAGCCGTATGGCAGATACTGCAGCTCAGGTCAACAAGAGACTTTCCGCAGGCACAACAAAGCCGACAGCCAAACCGACAACCACAATCAAAATTGACGCACCGTCAGACGTAGGAGGTAATGATATGACAAGAGGATATTTTCAGGTAGGCGACCGCAACGAGGGTGTTTACGCATACAAACAGCAGCTTATGCTCCTCAAGAAAAAGGGTATAATCTCGCAGGGCGTAGACAATAACGAGATCTTCGGCGCAGGCACCCGAACAGCCACAATGCAGGTACAGCGTGCTGCAGGCATAACCGTCGACGGCCTCGCAGGTCCGCAGACAATAAGAGCTTGCTATGTGCTCGCGGTGAAGTAAGTTTTAAAATTATAATCAAAATAAACTGATTCCCAGATTACCACTATTATGGTGACAATCTGGGAATTTTACGTTTATTAACAAAAAAGTTAATAAATTTTAAATAAAGTACTTGACAAATGCAACTTTTTATGTTATAATCATTAACACTGAAAGGAGAATGCGATATGTTATCAAGTTTAGGTAAATATTTGAGAACGCTTAGAATTCAAAAAAATGAGCTTCTGAAGGATATGGCAGAGAAGCTTACACTTGCACCGGCGTATTTGTCAAGTATTGAAAACGGTAAGAGAACGCCAACAAAAAAATTGATTGACACAATCATAAGGGTATATGAGCTTGATGAAAAGGAAAAAGAAAATATCGAAGAAGCGTATATGCTTAGCGTTGAAGAAATGCACATTGATATGAAAGATGCAAATGATGAGCAAAGAAGCTTAGGCGTTGCATTTGCAAGGAAATTCAATAATCTGTCTGAAGATCAGATAAATAAAATAAAAAAGGCATTAGGGGAAGGAGACTGTTAATGTCATCAATTATGGTTCCTGCACATGGGAGAAAAGAAATTGAAAAGTATGTTGAAACAATTAAAGACTTGTTCGGACTTGACAAATCAATGTATATTCCGGTATTAAAAATTGCAGAGCTAATCATTCCGCAATTTGATTCAGGTTACAGCTTTGTACCAGTATTTGACTGTGAACTTGAAAATAACGAATATGCAAAATACATTCCTGAAAGCAATGAGCTTTTGATTAAGGAGTCGGTTTATTGTGACGCCTGTCAAGGAAATCCGCGACATAGATTTACTATTGCCCATGAACTTGGACATTATTTTCTGCACGGGGATACAGCAAGTTTTTCAAGGTGTTCTGATACATACAAAATACCTGCTTACGTTAACCCGGAATGGCAGGCAAATGTTTTTGCCGGAGCATTTTTAATATCACCAAAGTTGACACAGGGTATGACGGCAAGCCAAATTGCACAGGAATGCGGAGTTTCATACGAAGCAGCGTCTATTGCCGTTAAAACAAATAAAAAAGAGCTTAATGCTACCAACATTAAACTCTTTTCATAAAAAATGATATCTGTCCGCCAACGGTACGATATCTTGCACAAATTTATTGTACCACAATATCATTCTTTTTGCAAGCATTTTTTTGTAAAGGAGATGATGCTAATGTGGGTTTATACACCGTATATCACAGTAAAGGGCCGTCGCATTTATGCGTCAGCCTACGGACTCAAAGTTTTCCGATTTTGGGTCGATAAAAACAAAATAAATTAAAGTAAAGTATTAAAATAAAACCGTTTTGGTTGGCGGGACGGTTTTATAAAAGGAGTTTTTAAATGAAATTAAATCTTTTAGAACATCTTTTAAAATGGAAAGAGTTCGGAGTCTTGGATGTTATATCCATGTTATTATCAACAGTAGTACCTATTATTATAATGATAATTACACTGATAGTCGAGAAAAAACAGGCAAGTGAAAATATGAAACAACAACAAAAAAACATCTGAAAGATATTGAAGAATTACAAAAGAGGCACAAAGAACAAATCGACACTCAAAATGAGATAAATAGAATTTCGATAATGCCATATTTAATAAATAAGCCAAATGTTAGTCTTATGGGCGGAGATACTTTAACTATACAATTTGAGAATATCGGCAACGGAACAGCTACCCATTGTTGTGTTGAATATGATGAATTGTCAGACTGCATATGTGAAAGTGATTTTATTGAATATTACTGTTCGCAACCGTTTGATTGCATTTCCAATGTATTTCAGAAAAATAAAAGTAACGATTTAAAAATCAAATTAAAAATTAAGGACGATATGGGCTTTGATAAAAAGAATTTTTGCGATAGATTAAATTTTGCAATTAAATTTGATGACATGAAAATGAATAGTTACAAGCAAGATATCGCAGCAGATATATCTTTTAAAAAAGGTATTTTTCAATGTGGAAGAATAGTTGTAGGTGAACCCGCACTACAAAATAAAGTGGAGTAGTACATAGAGTGTTCAGGAATCCCCTCAGTCTGAGGGGATTTTTTGCGGTTATGGGACTAATTTTGACTTGCATTTTGACTTGCATACTTGCATTTTGACTTGCATTTTTAGCGGTAATTTGCGGTAAAATTAAGCGGATTAGAGAAGCTAAAAACAAGAAAAAAGCCTTATTTATCAACGTTTTCATTGATAAATAAGACTTTCA